ACAGGTTGCGGTTACAGCGCACGCACTGGCGGTGGACGTTGAACGGCTCGAATCGCAGTTCAGGACAGGCGCCGACTGATCGGTAGTGGCCGGCATCCCAGCGGCTGCCGGTGATCAACCCATCATCGGTGGCGACCGAGTCGCAGCTGATGCATGGCAGTTGCGCGTCGCGCAAGCGGATGAAGGCGTTGAACTCTGTCTGAGCCTCGCGCATGTGTTCTGCCCTGCTCTTCAGCTTCTCCTTGCGTGCCCTGACTTCCTTGCGCTCGATCTGTGCCAGCGCCTTGCGGGCCTTGTCCTGATTCGCCGGAGCAATGGCAAGGCCGCACGCCCAGCCGCAAACCTTCTGCCCCAGCTTGGCCGGGACGAACTTGGTGGCGCATTCCGGATTGGCGCAGGTCTTTTGCTTACGCGCCCGTGGCGACTTCTTAACTGCCTGTCCGATCAAAACCCACCTCCGAACTGAACCGACATGGGCTGAGCGTGATACCCCGCTTCGAGGATGGTCGCCAACGCGCTGATCAGAGTCTTGAAGGTCTTCATGCAGCCTCCCCCATGTTGCAGCGCATTTTCATGTACTCGCTGTCTTCCGGGTGCGGCAGGTAGATTCCGTGTTCGTGCGCCCAGGCATCGATGCAGGTCATGAAGGAATGCATCTCACCCTTGTCGAGCTCGCTGGTATGGCGCAGTTCGTAACGCTCCGTGACTACGCCGGTCTTCAGGTTGATGTCGCGCACCACCTCTTCCCCGAGGAAGGTCAGTTTCAGATTGCGCTTCATGTTTTCCATGTTCATCGGCGCGCCGGTGGCGAACGTGGTCTTGCCCATGCTCACGAAGAACTGGGCAGCGCACTCGCACCACTTGTGAAACAGGGCGTTCTGAGGAAGGCTGCGATTGGCGCCGGTGATCGTCACATTGCAGGGGAATCCCTTATTGCGGATCGCGGCGTTCACGCTGGATAGCTCAGCCAGGGAGTTGATCCGGATCTTCTCAGCCACGGCTCACCCCCTTGCAGAGCGATTTGCGTGAAACTAAAATTTCCGTGCCAGCCTTCATCGCCAAGAAGCCTTGCGGAAGTCTGATTGAGTGCGAGGGGCTGGCGGTCATTTGAACAACACTCCTGAGGGCTTCGGCGCAACGCTCTGGGCTTGGTGTCCGAAGCCATAGGCGGCAAGGACGGCGGTAATGGCAAGGGCGATCCAGATTCGGTTGGTCATGACGCCATACCCTTCAGCAGTGACTGCAACTGTTTGAGCTTTCCGAGCGCTTCCGCATTGCTCTCCTGCTCGGCAGCAACAGAAAGCGCGACTTCTTCAATGCGGGCGGCCATTGCCTTCATGCGTTTGCTGAACTCATCGGACAGGCTCACCACTTCGCCAGACAGGGCTGCCAGAACATCCAGCGCGCTTTCAGGCTTCTTGATCGCTACTAAGGTCGGCTTGGCTACTTGAGTCACGACTGGCTCCTTCTTGGTCTTTTGGGTCGCTGCGTCACGCTGAAACTTGCCGCCGACTGGCTCGCGGATAAGCCCGGCGTCTTTGAGTTCGCCCAGAGCGCGGCGAACGGCGTAGGAGGAAACGCCCGTTGCATTTGCAGCTACGGATGCGTTGTGAATGTCGTGCGTGCTCCAGACGTCCTGAATCGGGACGAACTCGAAAACCTTCCTGGCGATTGAGGATTGGCCGGCGAGCAGCTGGAGTTGGCGAGATTCGGTGATTGCCATCAGGAAGCCCTCCGTTTCTGAAGCTCTTCGATGGCTTCCATGTGCTTGATCACACGCTCGTTGAGGTCGCGACGTTCCCGGCGGCGACGGTGAGCCTCGACCAGCTTGCGTTTGGCGTTTTGCAGGTGCATGGCCTGCTTCAATTCGCGGATTTTGATTGCGACGTTTGCGGACGGCTTAACGACTGTGCCGGTGAGCAGTCCCGCGATGGCGCGACCGTCTTCAGTGACTGGTTCGTGGCTCATGTCAGCGATCAGCAGCTGTGCACGTTCTTGCGGAATGCGCTGCAGCTCGGCGGCCTTGTTGATGGCGGCCACGCGGCGACCAGCGTCGAACCCGAGCGAGATGTGCCAGTTCACTGCCTGGGCGTTGGTGCGAGCCTCAGTGACGAACCGGTCGTAAGCACTGATGAACGCCATGCGCGCGCCGACCTTGTCGCCTACGTCCAGCACCGGGCGGGCGGCATTCAGGGCCAGCTGGATTTCGTCGGTCATTACGACAGTGTCGAACTCATCGTTCGAGGCCAGCGCGATCGCCCATGCCTCATCGCGGCCCGGGCGGCCGTCCTCGGCCTGAATACGGCTGAGCACTGCGGCCAAGGTCAGCTTGCTGGTCAGTTCACGCCGGCAGGACTGGAGCGCTTTGCGAATTTCGCCTGCTGAGTATTCAGCGAGGTCTTCAGCCATCAGCTGAGCCGCGCCTGCACTGATGGTTTGGCCCAAAGTTTCTGCGGTGGCGCAGATCGCCCCGGCCAGTTGTGCGATTTCGTCAGAGGAAAGCATTGCGAGGTCCCCCTTCGCGGATGTTCTGGGCGGCCTGCTGCGCGGCATTGATGTTCGCTTGGGTGTCTTCAATCTGGCGGGCGGTGCGGCCATTCATCTGGCGGCCGGTCGCCCACTGTGTGTGGTAGGCCTCAGCCTTGGCGATCAGGTTGGTGAGGCTGTGGCAGTCGTTGACGATGCGGGCGTCGTTGATGGTCAGGTAGTACGCCGCAACGCTGTGGGCAACGTCGATGCCGAGGCGGTCAACCAGCTTGCCGAGAATTCCACCAGCGGTAGCGTTCCATACCGGCCAGCACTGGTAGCGCTTGCGGTAGGCCATGGCGTAGTTCGCCCAGGCCTTGAACGTTTTGCAGTCGCGATCTTTGGGACCTGGCATGTCGGCAGGGATCTCGACACGAGGAGCGTCTGGGCGATCAACCACAAGTACCAAACTCCCGGACTGGGTCGGCAGCGCCGCACCCTCCGGCAAGTCCTGACTTGTACCCTGATTGGTATCCTGATGATTGGTATCCTGATTTGTCGGAGATTTTTCCGACCCTTGCTCGGATTTTTTTCCGACCTTGCTCGGAGATTTATCCGAGGTAGATCGGATATTTTTCCGACCCTTGTTTTCAGGTGGGGTCGGATATTTTTCCGACCCATCGAGTTTCTGGTTCCACTCAGCAGCTTTCGCGGTCAGGCGAAAAAGGGTGATGTTCGAAGTGCTCGAAAGCTGGATCAGTCCCGCCTCATCCAATGCCTTCAACATGCGGTACGCAGTGTCGGGTTTATCGGTAAGCAAAGGCAGCTCTTCGACGATCTTCGCCTTGCTCAGCGCAAAGAAAACGCCGTCTTCAGTGGTTACCGGCTTGGTCCAGCTCGGGCAGCCGTAGACGAAAGCGAACAGCAGGGCTTGCTGCGAGTTAAGCCCCCACTCCAGCGCCTTCACCTGATTGATGGTTACGGTGAATTGCATGTCAGGCCTTCCCGACCAATTTGGCCAATTCGAGGAAGCGATCGACGTACCAGTGAGGCTGCGTTTCGCGAGGGGATTGAGGGCTGGTCAGGTTCTTGCCGTAGGCGAGGCCCTTATCAGTAATCGACCAGAACGGAACGACCTCCTGCTTCGAGTTCTTGCGGGTCAACACTTTGAGGTAGCCGGCGGCTTCGAGCTTTTTGTTGAAGGACACGACTGAGCCGCCCAAACCGAAGTCTTTCAGCAGTGCGGTCGCAGACTTAGTGGGCATGGAAGAGCCGCCAGCAGCATCCGGTGCAGCGTCCACGGCATAGCCTGGGAGAAACTTCGGATCGAGGCCGTTGTTCTCGGCGATCTTCGTCAGCATGAGCATCTGGCTGGACGGCGCAGGCTTCAGTAGGCGCGTGAAGCATTCCATGATGGCGATTTCGCCGATGACCTTCGTACCGTTTGCCGTGACGGCTTCGCGTGACGCCGACCGCTGCTCGAGTTCGCGCCAACGGCGGATGACCTTCATGCGCAGGCCAGCGCTGTAACCGGTGAGCAAGCAGTCTGTGTGCTCACGATCAAGCAGATATTCGGTTTGCTCGCGGTTCCGGCCGTCGAGGTAGATGTGAGCAAAACTGCTCACATTAACTTTCAGTTCGGAGGCCATGGTTTGGATGTCACGCTTGACGTCTGGATGCCGTTTACCGGTCAGGTTCGCAATTTCACGCGAAGACATCGTGCGCGCCACGTTTTGTTGGTTGTGAAAACGTGGCGCGGTTTGAGGGGTGTTGCTCGAAATTTGGTGGCTGTGCATACTTACCTCACTCGTTACAGCATTAAGCCGGGCCGCAATCCCGGCTTTTTTGTGTCCGGGGTCCCATCTCATAATGGGAATCCCAAGGGCACTGATTCGGAGATGCCCTCCGAGAGGATAAAAATTCCGCGCATGCGCAGGTTTTCACGCGACCTTCACGGACTGCTTGAACACTTCCAGGCTGACGATCACTTCGTCGGCTTCCTTGATCAGCTCAGACTTCTCACGCGAACACACGCGGCCATCTGCCTGGGCGTCGTATGCCAGGCGAGTTACGTCCGCCAGATCGACGTGCAGGCGCATCAGCGCAGAGTTGAGGTCGGTAGGGGCAGGCTTCTCTTTCGGAACGAGGTCAAACCCGAAGTGCTCAGCCCAAGCTTTTAGCGGGCGGAAATCCTCGGTGTACTTCATGATCCGGTGCAGTTCCTGCACATTCATCTTGTGGCTGTCGTAGTCCGGATTGGCTTTCTGCGACAGCAAGGTGCGCGATGGGAAGCTCGCGCCCTCGGCGATCTTGCTTGCGCCGTGGGTGTCCACTACGTCGTAGATGGCCTTCATCAATTCCTGCATGTCACACCTCGAAAATTGTTACGTGGCGTTACGCCACCAGCGACGCGATCATTTGCTTACCAACTGATCAAGGACGTATCCATGACCGACTCTTCCGAACTGCAAGGCGAGATAACCGCCCTCTGCTGCTTTGTGGGTGCCTTGGCATCCACCCTGCCCCTGTCTTCCCAGATGAGGCTCTGGCCTGCGTTCGAGCAGAAGGCAAGTCAGTTGCGTGATCAGTTGAGCGATGAAGCTCTGCGCGGCTTCGAGCAGGCGACGATCTCGCTCAGTTCGAAGCGCGGTTAGGCAGCGGTCTTGCGTGCTGGAATTGGGCGAATCTCATTTGCCTGGATCGATCCGTCGTCCATCAAGGTGATGGAGATGGTCCGATTTGAACGATGCATTTGAGATACGGCGCTTTGCTGGATACCCAGAGCCTTGGCGAGATCGCTCTGGGTTCCGTGCGAGGACAGGTATTCCTCAAGGGATACGGTATTCATCATCTGAGGTCTCCGGTGGATTTTCGGAGATATTAGCACTGCTGTTTTACAATAAACAAGGATTTGATTAGCAGTGCTGTTTGCGTAAATAACAGCTGTGCTACTTAATCACGCGCATGAGAAAACCTATCCGAACCCCACTGAATCCTGAGCAGTTGGCCGACGCCGAGCGCCTGAAGAAGGCGTATTTGGAAAAGGTCGCTGAATCGAAAGCCAAAGGCGAAAAGCCGGCGCTCAACCAAAGTGAAGTTGGCGAGAAATGCGGTTGGAATTCTCCGCAGAGCACGGTTAGCCAATACCTCAATGGAAAGGTTGCCCTCAACCTCGATGCACTGCTCAAGCTCGCAGATGTGCTGGGGATTAAAGAGCCGTGGAAGATCAGCCCGACTCTGGCTGGCGGACTCAAGCGCGTTGCAGCGATTTCCTCAACTCCTAACGGATCCGCGAACGCTGCAAATACGCCCTTCCCGGTCGGTGGTGACGCCGAAGCTGCCGAGGACAAATACGCTCACGTCCCTCAGCTCACTGCGAGAGCTGCTGCCGGGCTTGGCTCAGAGAACCCGCACGTCGAATCCAACACGACCTTGGCGTTTAAGCGGGACTGGCTGCGCACCAAGGGAGCCAAGGCTGAAAACCTGTTGGTGATCTACGCCGAGGGCGAAAGCATGTGGCCGACGATCAACGACCACGATGTGCTCCTGGTGGACAAGTCGAAAATCGACCCAGCCGACGGCCATGTCTTCGTTCTGTCCAGCACCGACAAGGGTGCGATCGTGAAGCGCCTGGTGCAGTCGCCTTTAGGTGGCTGGATCATCCGGAGCGACAACGAGGACAAGACTGAGTACGGAGATTTGCTGCTATCGCGGAGCGACGTGAACGAGCACCGCATAATTGGGCGCGTGATCTGGCGTGGCGGCGATCTGTAGACCCAAAAGGTTGTCGATTGACAGCAAAAAAGCCAAACACATAATTGCGAGCGCATTCAAGCGTTAATTGACATAGTTATCCAGATTTCCTATTATTAACCCTAGGTGCACGTAAAGCCTGAGATAACCGCGAAGCATGATTTGTATCGTAAGCGCTCTGTAAGAGCGTCGGCCTCAGGGGGTGCACCCCCTCATTTCTAATCCGCTTTCTATGACGAAACTTTTCATTTTCTTGGACGAAAGCGGAGATCTTGGTTGGAAATTCGACCAGCCCTATCGGGATGGCGGCTCCAGTCGATACCTCACGATATCTGCCCTCCTGGCCTCTGAGCAATCAGTACGATTGCCTGGTCGTGTCATGCGCAAGCTATACGATCGATTCAAATGGCCTACCGATAAAGAGAAAAAATGGGCTCGCATGGAGCCAGAGGAGCGCATCGAATTTGCCCGACTCGCCGCGAAACTCTGCGCTGGCAACGCCGGCAGCATTCAATACGTCTCGATTACCGCAAAGAAAGAAAACGTGATGCCCCATATCAGGCGGGATCCGAACAAGCTTTATAACTACATGATCGGGATGCTTCTACTCGACCACATGTCCAGGGTCGATGAGGTGATATTCGCGCCGGATGATCGTAGCGTTAAGGTAAGGAGCGGCAACAGTCTTCACGACTACCTCCAAACTCAGCTGTGGATGGAGAGAGATGTTGCTACCGAGCTAAAAACTCTTCCTTGCGACAGTGCGAAAAATCTCTGCGTCCAGTTCGCCGACATGCTGTCAGGCGTCGCTCAGAGTCATTACGAAGATCGCAGCTCTGAACCTCTGAGAACGCTGGCAAGACACTTCAGGCCTTTTTTGATTTACAACCGCTGACAGGCCTGCCTTGCGCGGGCTTTTTTGTGCCCGTCCGCCACCTGCCCACATGGTAGAATTCGCGCTCAACTATGGAGGGCTGTGCAGTGCGTGGACTTGGGATTTGCGTATTGATCGTGGGATTATTCGTCGTCATCGGAGCGATGAGCATGGACGTATCGGTTTCATCCGGTATGGGCAGAGTGAACAATCTCGGACTCATGTCAGAGCGGCAGAATTTCACGATCATTGGCGGGATAATCGCTCTTGGCGGATTGTTGATGTTGCTGCTCGGAGGAAAGAAGAGTGTTGCTGAAGCAGCGCCTGCGAGCTACGACGAAAGACCCTGCCCTTTCTGCGCAGAACCCATCAAGGCCGCTGCGATCAAGTGCCGCCATTGCGGCTCTGAGGTCCCTAAAGGCGAAGCTGTTCAGATGCGCTCTGAAGGATATGGATGGACAGTTCGGAAGGATTGCGATTCGCCCGAATCTGTAGAGCAGGCAAACCTGGCGTTTAAAGAGCTTGGCTTCACTCCAACAGCGCCTGACGGATTGGTGGCCATCTGCGGATTCTTCCAGGACAAAGAGCACGCCAAGGTAGCTAAACGAGATCTCGCCTCTCAGCACCGCCTAGAGACCTATTTGTATTTTCAGCCTAAGCGCTGAAAACTAGAAACCTGATAAGCCCGCCACGTGCGGGCTTTTTTGTGTCCGGCTATTGCCATCCGTTTGGATCCTTTCTACTGTATATCCATACAGCTAACCAAGGAGGACCACATGGCCAAGCAGAAACCCCAGACACCCGCAGAACCCACTTCCTACGAATTACTCGGCATGCGCGTACAGCGGGCGATCAACACGCCCAGGGCGCAGACCTCAAAGTCCGTTCTTCTGGAGCGATCCGCGAATGACGATCCGGCTGACTGGGATCGCATCCTTGACGAGATCGCCGAAAACGACAACGTCACCATTGCCCATCGCGACGACGGCCTGATCCAGCTGTTTTGGACGGTGCCAAAAGAAGATTGACCGCTACCCGATCAAGAAGCCCGCCTTTGCTGCGGGCTTTTTTGTGGACACACGAAAATATATTAGCAGTGCTGTTTACAATGAATATCAGCAGTGCTAATTTAAATCCATCGCAGCGACACACCGCTCCGAACCGCTCTTTAAAAAACCTGACGCACTCAACGACGTACCCTGGCCATCACCTGGGTGAGGAAAAGCTAAACCGTCGTCCATGCAGGCTCTGGACCCTGCCGGACTCCACCACTGGAGGACGCAAAGTTGTGCAGCCACCCGATGTGACGCCAGTAGCGGCAACGGGCAGTGGTGGGGATACCCGGCAGACGCGCAACGAGATAGCCGAAAGGCAGCCAAGGAAACCGTGGCAGGTAACGGAACCCGGAAACACAGAACGATTCACTGAAGCACCTGGGTGACCGGGTGCTTTGGGAATCCACTGGAGGAATAAGGCATGAGCCTGAAAGATCAGGGCTATCGCTTCTGCGTCAGCCCGAATAGGCAAGACGCCAGATGGCTTGCTCCGAACATCTGGCAAGCGATGCACGCCGACTGGATCGATGTGACGGACTGGTCCAGTGAGAAGCTGGTCGCGTTCGTGACGCCGGAGCCACAACAGAAAGAGCTGTTCGCAGCATGACAATTTCACTGGCTGGCCTTGGCGACAGGGCCAGACGGGAAATCAACCGGAGTCAGCAGCATGCAAATAAACCAGAAGAAAACAGTCCAGGTCGATGTGACCTTGCTCAAGTTGCACCTCAAGGTAAGCGACCGATTCACCGCAGGCTTGGTCGATGCGCAGGGCGATGAAGTTGGAAGCTTTGAAGGCTACGTGCCTGACTTCTTTCCCGGCGATCACTACGGCGACTACGTGATGCTGGATATAGATCTGGAAACGGGCCAGATCAAGAACTGGAAGAAGCCCGCGGCGGATGACATCGAAAAGATGCTCGATGCCGACGACGAAGAATGAACCATCACTCCTGCGCATTCACAGAGTGCGCAGTGGGATGCGGAAGACCGCATCACCGTTGGAAGGCAATCGTGCCAGGCCAATGATCTTTATCGTCAGGAGTAGTAACCATGACTGTAAACATCAGCAATCTTACGATCGCAACACCGGTAGCAACATCCGCAACCAACCCGGTTGCACTTGAGCTCAACGGAGCCCAAGCCATTGCGCAGTTCCCCAGCGTTGTGACGGTCCTCCCGGACGGCTCGCTGCAACTGTCCGCGCCTACCAAGGGCGCTTCTAGCAAGAGCACACACCGAACCCGATGCGAATGGAAAGAGTCGATCTACTGGTCGCTCGCCAGTGCTTCCGAACACATCAACTATCAAGAGATGACCGTGACAAAGGTCAACTCTGCTCAGAAGGTCGTCATCTCACAGATGCATGTGAAGGGAGACGACAGTCCAGCCATCAAGGTGTTCTGGCAAAAAGGGAACATCACGATGGGCTTCCGCCAGAGCTACAACCAGACAGACCCGGTCAACACGACGGTGCTTAAGGGCGTTCCGCTCGGCGCGAAATTCAAAGTCACTATCCGCGTAACGTCGTCCGGCATCGCGCGGGTGACGATCGACTACAACGGCAATATAGGCACATCGGGCGATCTGCAGCTCGATTCGTCCTGGAACTCACAAGTGTTCGACTTCCACGGCGGTGTCTACAACCAGATCGATTTCACTGACGCCACTCCGGCCGAAGATGGCTCGATCTGCATCATCAGTGACCTTGTGATCACCCACGCCTAATCAGCTGACAGCCGGGAAAGACCGGCACCCTTCCCCCATATCGACCGCATCAGCAGATGCCAGGCCACCTTCACGGTGGGTTTGGTCACCCGCGTCTGGCATCTGACTAATGCGGTCTCAACTCTCCACGGAGGCGACCATGGACGATTTCCAAAGAAGACGTTTCGAAAATCTTCTCGCCCGAGCGCAGAAACCAGAGTTCTCCCTGGTAGCGCGCGAACTTATTGCCCGGGCCTTCGGCTGGATTGAGGGCTTGCTTGAGGGGAATGTCATCAGCCCCACCGATTACTCGGATCTGTTCCGCGAAATAGCCCATGTCGAGGCTGTGGTCTACGCCCAGACAAATGGGCGGCTGAGCGTCGCATCGTGAGTACCAGTTACGCAGACAGTGCCCAGGCTAGGTTGATGGACGATCGAATGGCTGGCACATCGACCGGCAGCGCCAATGACAACTGGTTCGACGACGGTCCCGACATCTTCAGCCAGCAATGCAACGAGCGGGATGCAAAGCGTCTCGCTGCCCTGCCCGGTCGCCTTCGTATCGCCATGGGGCAGATGGAGACGGCTTTCGCCAAGCAAGGAGGTTCGGCATGACTACTTCACCGGTTAAATCGCTGATCGACGAGCAGCTCGAAGAGATCAGCGCTCACAACCTGCGCGAGGCATACCGACTCGCAGAAATGCGCGGCTACTACGGTCCTCCGGTTGAGCAATACGCAGAGCCTGGCTATCGCGGTCGCGTCCTGCAGGTCCTTCGCTACCGCGTTCAGCAGCAACAAACCTCGCAGTAACCCCACCCTTTTCAATCGCAGCGCCCCGGTAACGGCATGGCGCAAGGAGCTTCCGTGTCCGCACATAACCCCGCGCCTGTGGCGCACGAGCAACAGCTTCACATCATTCCACACGCGGCGACCAGCACCAGTGCCCTCGTGCTGGACGGCGATAGTTTGGACAAGATGATGCGACTGGCTGACGTCATGGCCACCGGCCGCGCAACCTTGCCAAAGCACTTCAACGGAAACTCCGCCGACTGCTTGGCCGTGGTCATGCAGTCAATGCAATGGAAGATGAACCCCTTCGCCGTCGCGCAGAAAACGCACCTGGTGAACGGCGTCCTCGGCTACGAGGCCCAGCTCGTGAACGCTGTAATCAGCACCTGCGCGCCAGTCATGGATCGCCTGCATTACGAGTGGTTTGGCGAATGGGAAAAAGTGATCGGAAAGTTCACGATCAAGACCGGCGACAAAGGCGAATACCGCGTTCCCGGCTGGAAGATGTCGGACGAAGAAGGCTTGGGCGTCAAGGTCTGGGCAACCTTTCGCGGCGAGGACGAACCTCGTGTGCTGGAACTACTACTCGCTCAAGCCCGCACCCGCAACAGCACGCTTTGGGCTGACGACCCACGCCAGCAACTGGCCTACCTCGCCACCAAGCGCTGGTCCCGCCTCTACTGCCCTGATGTGATCCTCGGCGTTTACAGCCCTGACGAATTGGAGGAAAGCGCCCCCCGCGTTCGCGACGTCTCCCCGATTCGTGAAGCAGAGGCCGCCGGCCTGCCGCCCTACCCCGACGACAAGCTCGCCGAGAACCTGCCGAAGTGGCGGAAGTCGGTCGACGAGCGCAAGTCCTCGCCCGAGCACTTGATCGCAACCATCAGCAGCAAATACACCCTGAGCGAGCAGCAGATCGAGCAGATCAAAAACCTCGCGCCCATCGAAGGAGAGTCCGCATGAAGATCCATAACGTAGCTCAGGGCAGCGCTGAATGGCACGCCCTCCGCGCCAAGTACTTCACCGCCTCCGAAGCCCCGGCAATGATGGGCGCTTCGAAGTTTCAAAGCCGCACCGATCTGCTGACCTCGAAGAAAACCGGCATCGCGCCAGAGGTAACGCCGAATCAGCAGCGCATCTTCGACAAAGGCCACGCCACCGAAGCATCGGCCCGCCCCTTGGTTGAGGTGAAGATCGGCGAGGAGCTCTACCCAATCGTCGGTACCAGCGGCAACCTATTGGCCTCGATGGACGGCGCGACGATGCTCGGCGATACGCTGTTTGAGCACAAACTCTGGAATGAGTCGCTCGTCGCCCAGGTGCGCGCCGAACAGCTCGATCCGCATTACTACTGGCAGCTTGAGCAACAGCTGCTGGTGAGCGGCGCAGAACGTGTGATCTTTGTCTGCTCCGACGGCACCGAGCAAAACTTCGTTTCGATGGAGTATCGCCCCGTCGCTGGGCGTGCTGAGCAACTGGTCGAAGGGTGGAAGCAGTTCGAAGCCGACCTTGCCTCTTTCGAAATGGCTGACGCGCCATCTATTGTCGTCGGCAAAGCACCTGACGAGCTGCCTGCGTTGCGCATTGAGCTGACCGGCATGGTGACTCAGAGCAACCTCAAGGTGTTCGAGGACTCGGCGCTAGCGGTCATCGACTCCGTGAAAACTACGCTGACGACTGATCAGGACTTCGCCGACGCCAAGAAAGCCGTTAAGTGGTGCGTCGACGTAGAAGACGCTGTAGCTGCCGCGAAAAAGCAGGCGCTGTCGCAGACCCAAACCATCGACCAACTGTTTTCCTCGTTGGATCGAATCAGCGCACATGCCCGCGAAACTCGGCTGAAGGTCGACAAGCTCGTCAAGGCTCAAGAGCTGCTGGTGAAGACCAACATCAAGCAGAAAGCTGAAAATGCCCTGGCTGAGCACGTCGCCGCCATCAACAAAACTCTTGGTCGCGTTGTGCTGCAACCGGTGGCGTCTGACTTTGCCGGCGCGATGAAAAACAAGCGCACCATCGCCAGCCTGCAAGATGCGGTAGACACCGAGCTGGCCCGCGCGAAGATCGACGCCAGCCAAAAGGCCGACGCGATCCGCCTCAACCTCGCCAGCCTGGCTGAGCTGGCCGTCGACCACAACTTCCTGTTCAACGACATTCAGCAGCTGGTCATGAAGGCCAACGATGACCTGGTGACGTTGATCAAGGTCCGCATAGACGAGCACAAGAAAGCCGAGGAGGACCGGCTGGAGAAGCAGCGCCAGCAGATCCGCGAGGAAGAAGCGAAAAAGCTCGCCGATGCTGAAGCCGCGAGGGTTGCTGAGCAAAATAAGGCCGCTGAGCAAGCAGCACCCGCCCCATCGGCTTCGACGCCAACGCCTAAACCCCAAACTGCTGCGCGGGTATCGACGGTCGCGCCATCAGCCAAAGTGCCGCCGAAGCCGACGAAGATGGAAGCCCATGTGCCAGACCTGTCAGTCCTGGTCAAAGCCGTCTATGAAGGCCGGGCGCCTCTCTCTGTGCTCACCGTCAACTGGGGTGCGCTCGACGACCTCGTTCACATCCACGGCGAAGAGTTCAGCATGGACGGGGTCGTCCTGCAGCAGGTGGCAGCATGATCAGCCTCGAGCTGAGCATGGTCCGCCACAACCAGCCGAAGTCGGCCGAGCTCGCCGCAGCGATGGATGAGTATCTTCGTCGCGGTGGCCAGGTATCAGAGGTCGCAGGGCCTATTCCGGCTCCACGGCCATACGGGTACCGTACTGCTCCCGCCCCAGTCGAATCGCCAGATCGCAAGCCGCTTCCGCCGCGTCGCAGCAAAAAGGAATCGATGCAGCATCTGCGCATTGTTCCGGACATCGAGGAGGCTCAGGCCAAGCCGGTGAAGCCGAAGACGCCACCGGCTGACTTGGATCGTGTTCGCGATCTGGCCAAGACGCTCTCGCAGGGCGAAGTCGCCGAACTCACTGGAATCAGCCGCAAGCAGCTCTACACCATGGCGCGAGCTTACGGCTTCGAATTCCAGCGGGCTGCCAATGGCGGGGCCGCGAACCTGGTGCACAACCAGAGTGACCCCGCGAAAGATGCCAGGAATGTCGAGCGCATCAAAGCCCTTCGCGATATCGGTGTAAGCCAGCGCAAGGCCGCCCAGCACATGGGCATTAGCACCAAGTATTTCCGCAGGCTTGTTCGTGACCACAAGATCGAATACCCGGCGACCAAAAGGTGAAGCGCGTCTTCAAGGCGCCACAGCAGCGCAAGCGAAACCCACAACACCACCTCCCACCAAGCGGGCTGCAGCCCATCTCGGAGAAAGCACCATGCCTACCCCAACAGATACCACCGAGTTCTTCGAAGAACTGAATGGTGGCGCCTTCGCAAGTCAGATAGGTCACGCCCTTTCAGAAGTCGCCGCTGGCGTCGTCGATCACGGTAAGGCAGGGAAGCTGGTCATCACCCTGGACTTCAGTCAGATCGGTGAATCCCACCAAGTGAAGATTAAGCACAAGCTCGACTACAAGGTCCCGACCAAGCGCGGCACCCGTAGCGAGAACACCAGCCTCGACACGCCGATGCACGTCGGCACTGGCGGCAAGATCTCGCTGTTTCAGGAAAAGCACGATCAGCTGTTCACCCGCGACGAAGCGCCAATCAAACCGCGCGACTGACCTTCCCACTGTATCCCCTCCCTCACGAAGAGAACTGACGAATGTCACTGACCAAAGAAGCGATTCAACTCATCACCGACACCGCGCTGGAAGCCACCGGCAAGTCGCTGCCAACCTTCACGCCCACCGCCATTTTGCCAGAAGGCGCAAAAGTGCTGGAGCTGGAGAAATTCCAGGCAGGCCGCAGCCGCTTCCGTGGCACCTACTCCACTCACGCCTTAGCCGATTTCAGTGCTTACGTGGCAGATCGCGCCGAAGCTGGCGCCCGCGGATTCATCAATCAGGACGAGATGAGCTGCGTTCTGCTGTTCAACCTTGGCACAACTGAGGAGCCAGGCCACGCCGACGACCGCGCAGTTCTAAAGCTCAAAGCAACTGCCGGTTACGCCGCCGCACAGGCGATCTCTGACAGCCGCCTGAGTCAGAAAGACCTCAGCGACTGGATCGAAGACTGGCACCAGTACCTGACGCCGGTGGACGACGACGGCAAGGCTATCCCAGTGGCCAAGGCCATTGCTGCCGTGCGTACCATAACCGTCAAGGCGACCAGCGAGTCGGAGACCACCGTCGGCGACACCAGCGCCAGCCGTAGCGCCATGGACAAGATCGAGGCACGCAGCAAAGAAACACTGCCGGCGGCCCTGCAGTTCCACGTTGTTCCGTTTGAAGGCCTGACCGAGCAGTTGATCACCCTGCGTATTTCGGTGATCACCAGCGGTTCGGTACCGGTGCTGAAGCTGCGCTGGGTCGGCGAGGAAGTTCAGCGCGAGGCGATCGCTCAAGAGTTCAAGGCGGTGCTTGAAAAAAGTATAGAAGCTACTGCAAAACTTTCTCTCGGTAGTTTCACCATTTGAACCCGGGCGTGCGCGGGGATGTTCCTCACGCACGCACTATCCTTACTACGAACATCTGCCTAATGAAGGCTTTACTGTCAGCGAAGACTCGATATCCATGACTACAATGTTTGAGCTAAAGCATTCTACCACTATATATTTTCCCGAAACTACGCCAGCCAAAACACCAGATACCTTCCCATCACCAGTGATCACAACTGGCAGCCCGGTGTCACCGTTCTTGATTGAGTTTGCTTGCCCAGAAGCGTCGAAGTAGGGCAGTGCCCCAAACGCCATAACTAGTCCAATTATCCCGGAAACGCAAACCGTTTTGACAGGGGCATTCTCGAAATACAATTTGGCAGCCCATGAAATAAGAGCAACACTGGCGCCTAAGGGCACGAGTTTCATCCCCAAGATAAGAAGTGGGGATCCATTTAAATTGCCTCCCAAAAAGCCAACAATAAAGACTATGACCATTATGACTACGGATGCGAAGGGCAGATAACTACTCATCCCTTCACGCAAACTATCTGAGTTTGGAAACCAAATAAACATCAAGAAGGTGCAAAGTACGCATACCGTAGCTAAAGGCAGTCCATCTCTAACTAGCGTTTGAGTGTCAATGAGCCCTAATACCCATACGGCTTTCAGCTCAGAAAACAAAAAATAAGTTTGAGAAAAACCTGCGATATATGCCAAACCTAAAAGTACACCAAAGCAACTTACCAACTTACCCAGCTTGTCCAGCAAATGGCCGTATTTGTCAGCTCCATCGATATCCACGCTTCCGCTTCCTTGTATAAATTAGGGCTATGCGCAGTATGGATTGTGTCACTTTGAAATACCAACCGTGAGCTTCATCACAGCAGCGCATCAGCTGCCTTCCCCACCGCCGAAATCAAGCGCATCAGCTGCAACCTCGATCTCTCGGATAGCGGCAACAACAGACGGCGATACGCTCTTAGGCAGAAGCGTCAGCGACCCAATTGCCTGCTCGCAAAGCTCATCGACATCAACGTGAAGCTCGCGCGCTGCGTTCAGTACAGCTTCAAGCGCGATAGATAGCGCCAATTCCCGGTTTTCACTCATCACTCTGCATCCTTTCAGTTAATGTAGGTGTCGGCCTCAGGGGCGCGGCCCCCAGATCGGAGATGGGACGTTCCGCAAGGCCAATTGCCAGGCAACGGTGGCTTTACGCTGACGCACATCCGCTTGGTTCCACGCCTCTCCGCTTGTTGTCCCTTGCCTGACAAGATCGCGAACCGAGTTAAGCGCGAGGCGTAATTCCGCTGCCGCTGCGCTGACTTCCGGGCAGTGTCTGTTGTTGATCTGTGTGATGAGTGCCATATCGAAATGTCCTCGTGACAACCCGTCGACTTCGAGCCCGGTACAAAGGTTTTTAGCACCGGCCTTGATCCGCGATCAACGGTCGAAGTCCAGCGCATCCACCGCCACCTCAACCTCATTAACGGCCATCGGCACATGCAGTACATCGTATTCACGGTACTGCAGAAGCTCGTCGGCGGCAGCCTCTGACAGTTCGTCCAGATTCAGCCCCTGCTTTCTCGCAACGCTCAGTACCGCCTTAAGCGCCAGCAACAGCGCTGTAACCCTTTCCTCGCTCATGACCTTCTCCCTTCCTGTGGAGAGGTAAGCGTAGGCCATTCCCAACCGCATGGAATCGAACCATGAGCCAGCAGCATCAGATTCTGGTTGGCGACTGCATCGAGATGATGCGGACGCTGCCGGACAAGTCAGTTCACACCTGGGTGACGAGCCCACCCACTGCTAAGGCTTCAGCGATTTCGTCCACCAACGCTTGATCGTCCAAGGGGTTTTGCCGACAGCGCGACCTGAGCTTGCGCTCCAGCCGCGCCGCACATTGAACTTTGACTCAACCTCATCGTCGTTGTCGGAAAGATGCTGCCTGAAAGAAGTGGAGTTTTCCACTTTGAAAAAAGCTTCTGTTAACTCATTATCCCAACCAATTAGAAGTTGAGTACGATGGTCTGGTATCGCGTTTCTCCAGTAGTCAGACCCCTGAACGATCTTCACTTTATTGGCCAGACTTTCAATCCTACCTAAACCTTCGGCAAGCTCGATTGCAGAATGATGATCAAAAATACTCAGTGCCTCAATTGAAGGGTTCGAAATGGCTTGACAATATTCTGATAACTCCAAGAACTCCCGGTGAATATCAAGCCTCTCTATAATTAGTGTGTCCAAGGTTCGTACTTTCAACTGGACTGTCTTTATCTGCGACAGCAGTGTGAAAACAGAGGACGCCACACGGAAAGCAGCCAGCGCTGAAATTCTCTTCTCTCTGGCTTCCGCCGATCTGACCTGACTCCCGTGAAGAAAAAGAGCCACTGCAACTGCTGCAATCGTGCCCAAGGCAGAAACGAGTGAAATCCAGTCAGAAACGTTGAGTGCAGGCATTAATACTTAAACCTCTGTTTGAATCATTAGTCACACCGCAAAGGCGCCGCAGAGCAGGGTAAATTGGCCGGGCTCATGGCAGGACGAACAGGACGTCCCGTAAGAAGCCGTTCAATAGCTTAGCGCCCCTCAAGCGGATGTATAGGTACAGGATGTCTGGAAATATAGTTAGCGCTCCGATCTCACTGTATGCGACTGAGGTAGAAACCCGGGCCCTTCCACAGCTTTAGGTCTGCGACAGGACGGGTCATGTTGTAGATATGACCGTGTCGTGTCGGGAGCTCCTTGTACTCTGCGTTGCCCGCGTTAGCCTCCCAAGAACACGCGCAGAACGCCACCCCGTCAAACACATCCAGTACAACGACCCAGTGATCGCCAGCATCAATCGAAGCAATTACCACGTGCCCTTCGCCTAACCCAGTCTCAAGATCCACCGAAGTCAGCTTCGGCAAGGTCTCGACGGCCACGGTAGATCGCAGGCTGCGAGCAAAGGACTTTGCAAAGACCGAAAGTGCATCAGGAAAGCGATCAAGCGCTCCTGTGCCGTAACCGCCAAGAAACTCCGTGGTTCGAAACGGCATCCCTTCGATGGCGCGTTGCCAATCAGCCCGTGAAATACCCTTCCCTGTAACGGCGCGAATCGCATTGGCGACGCTGTAGAGAAAGCAAGACCCGTCGAATTCGCCCTGCGAGTAAATCTTCCTTTTTGCCATCCATCTCACCTATTGATTTGTTATCGCCGTATGGCGAGGAGCTTACATGTCCGCGCATCAGAAAAAACACCCCTTCGATTTCAAAACGCAGTACGGCCTTGGCTTCGACCCGCAAGACGATGAGATCGTCGTGGACTTCTTCTGCGGCGGTGGCGGCGCCGGTACCGGGCTGGAAATGGGGCTGGGCCGCAAAGTCAGCGTGGCGAAGAACCACAGCGCCAAAGCAATCAGCATGCACACCATCAATCACCCGGGTGCAAAACACTTCACCACCGACGTGTTCGAGGGTGATCCGGATACGGAGTGCAGCGGCAAGGCGGTTGGCTGGTTCCACATGTCGCCGGATTGCACGCACCACAGCCAGGCGGCAGGCGGCCAGCCACGTAAGCGCGAGATTCGCAACCTGTCGTGGATTGGCCTGAAGTGGGCTGGCAAGAAAAAGCCCCGCGTCATCAGCCTGGAAAACGTGAAGCAGATCCTGCAGTGGGGTCCGCTGATCGCCAAACGCGACAAGGAAAGCGGACGGGCCATCAAGCTTGTGACCGTGCTGAACGCCAAAGGGAAGGAAGTCATCGAGAAGGTTGTTGCGGCACCTGCCGAGGTTGTCCCGGTCGGCCAGCAATTTCTGGTTCCTGATCCAAAGCGGCGCGGCACCACCTGGCGCCGGTTCGTACAGCTATTGGAAGGCATGGGCTACGCCGTCGAGTGGCGTGTTATCAAGGCCTGCGACTTTGGCGCGCCGACCAGCCGGGAGCGTCTATTTATGATCGCCCGTTCCGACGGTCAGCCGATTGTGTGGCCAGAGCCGACACACGCCAAGAAGCCCGCGAAAGGTCAGCAGAAATACCGCACCGCCGCCGAGTGCATCGATTTCAGCGATCTGGGCAAAAGCATCTTCGGACGAAAGGATGAGTTGGCCGATGCCACCAAGCGGCGCATAGCCAAAGGCATGAAGAAGTTCGTTATCGACAACCCTATCCCCTTCATCGTACCGATCGCGAACTGGTCAACTGAGGCGGTGCAGTCGATGGATGAGCCGCTGCGCGCTGTGACTTCATACCCTAAAGGCGGTTCGTTCTCTGTAGTCAGCCCGGTGATCGCGCCAGCAACCCACCAGGGCAGCGACCGCATCAACGACCCGCTCGAACCTCTGCCGACCGTGACCTGCGCCAACCGGGGCGAACTGACATTGATCAGCCCGATTCTGGCCGGGGTCGGCGGCAGAGCTGGACAAACCGAGCCACGCTCAGCCGCTGATCCGATGTATACCGTGACGGCAAAGGCAGACACCGCCATCGCTTCAGCGCACCTGGTCAAATTCCGGTTCGACGATGAAGGCAAAGCGCTGGACGATCCACTTCCCACGATAACCAGCGGCGGCAACTACCAGCGCCCAGCAGGCGCCGCCCACGCCATGGGCATCGCCACCGCATTCATGGCGCAAATGAATGGCGGTTTCAACACCACCGACGCGAAAAGCCTCAATGACCCGATGACCACGGTGACGAATACCGGCAGTCAGCAGCAACTGGTGACGGCAAGTCTCCTGCACCTGCGAGGTAATTGTGATGCCAGGGCGGCGGATGAACCCTTGCATACTGTCAGTGCCGGCGGCACCCACCACGGCCTGATGACTGCCTTCATGGAACGTCAGTTCGGCACCAGCGTTGGCCAGGCACTGACCGACCCATCGCCGACGATCACTGCCGGTGGTGACGGAAAGAGTTCGCTAGTCAGCTTTGAGCTTTCGCCCGAGCATGAAGAAGGCGCGCTGCGGGTTGCTGCATTCCTGATCAGCTACTACGGCACAGAGAACATGAGCACCTGCGATCAGCCGGCGCCCACGATCACGACCAAGGATCGGCTGGGCCTGGTCATCGTCATGGTAAAGGGCACGCCCTATGTGATCGTCGATATCAGGCTGCGGATGCTGCAACCGGCTGAGCTGTACCGGGCGCAGGGATTCCCACCGGACTACATCATCACGCACGGCGCCGACGGCAAGCCGTTCACGAAGACCGAGCAGGTCCACATGTGCGGCAACAGCGTAAGCCCGCCGCCGATGGCCGCCCTCGCCCGCGCCAACGACCCATGGCGCGCCGCTGAACGCCAAGCCGTCGCCGCCTGACCAACCCCAAAGTAACCTCCAGAGGTTACATCTCGAAAAGTAACCTGATTGGGCTACAGGGATATCGCCATGCCATTCGCGACAAGTTTTCAGCACAAGGTCGAGGCGACGATTTTCAACCTCGATGACGACGGGCCGGTGATCGCCCTGAGACTTCTTCCGTTCGGACCGATTACGCCAAAGCAGGCCCGAGAAATCGGACGCCAAATCATCCAAGCCGCCAACGCCGCCGACCAGGGCGAAGTAGGCACGTACTCGCAGGAGGGGTTATGAACATTCCAAATGGGTGGCAAATCGATCAGCACGACAACGGCGTGATCGTCGTACAGAAGCACGGTGAGTGTGGTTATGCCGCCAGCGTTGACGTGAAAAACATCGCGAGCACGACCCTGAAGGCACTGGCGCGGGACATGCTCGCCGGCGTACCTGTGCCGCCTGCTGGTGTGGATGTGGAAGTGGAAGTGGAAGTGGAAGTGCTGGGCCACATGATCGACGACGGCACGGCAAAGTCGTACCACAAGGCATTCCCGCATTGGGCGGCCGGGTACGAAGTAACCGAACTGGTAGACCGCGCCGACGTCACCCGGTTGCAAGCTGAGCTATGCGCAAGAGCTGGCCAAATCGGGAGCCTTGCAGGTGAGCGTGACGCCCTCAAGGCTGAGGTGGAGCGGCAAGAGCAGACCCGTCTTGCGTTGCTGCGCGAGCGTGAAGAATTACTGAAGTCTCGGCGTATGTTTCAATCCGAACTGACCAAGGCGCGGGAGTTGCTTGGCGGTATGTTGTTCGCCTTCGATGACGGAGTTGGCCGCGAATGGTCTGCGCCACTTCTCGACGAGGCCCGCAAGTTCTGCCCTGCTGTCGAGTTCCAATCCGCGCCAGCCGCGAAGGGTGAAGAGCCTTTGTGCCTGCTCTGCCTGGACGAGAAGACAGTTACCGGTCCAAAAGCAGGGGATCTTGTGCGCGATTGCCCCGATTGCTGCGGCGACGAGGGATGAAACCTTGAAGGAATTCGGCGCCTTGTGCGCTGCTGAAGCCTCACGCCAGAACAAGTAACCCCTACGCCCGTTCGGCCCAACCATATCCCCATTGCCTGCTGCGCGGCTATCTGACCGACCCCTGCAGCATTAAAGCTGGAGCGTCTACATGCCCGAGATGCAGATGCAGAGCGGCGAACGACGCCTGCTGAACGATGACGGCAGACTTCCAGGCAGGACTTCCCATGGAAGAGAGCACCACAATCTTCATCATATTGATGGTCGACTCATCCAAGGCAAGTAGGAGCGAATGGGCTGTGAAACGGAAATCGTCTGCGGTCTGCATGCGGAAAACCTACTTACTAAAAGCAATCGGTTATCGATTCCATCTATCTGTGAGTCGTGTTTGATCAGCTAATTCAATTCAACCGGATCGACGGCTCATAAATCTCATTCCAATTGCCTGCTGCGTATGCGGCGAGGACGAAGTCATGCCTGAAGAAATCATATTGATTCAACCAACACCGGTCGTGCGCGACGAATATGGCGCCTTCTACCACCCAGATATGCCCGACTTCGATGAAGGCGACGAAGCCAAGTGCAAAGCCTGGATCGCCGAGCAGGGCTTGGAAGTGAAAATGGTGAGCCTCGAGTACCACAGCGACGAAGAGGTATCGGAGCGTTACTTCGAGTCCGGCGATGGTGCCTTCGACTACTGGGAGCCTGACCGCCCAGAAGGCGAAGAGTGGTTCTGCTTGTCCATCCACGACACGGATGACGGCCCGGTCTGCTGGTGGGCTCGGCGAGTGGTGACGCCATGATCATCGACGACATCATGACCGACAGAATCACCCTGCACGGCCTTGGCTTTGTCCAGGTGCAGCTGGAAGGTAACCAGAGGCTGCACGTCTGGCACCCGGAGTTGCCGCGCCGGAGCTGCTTCGAGCATTCAGCAATCCACGACCACCGCTTCGACTTCGTGTCGCGCGTGCTGGTCGGGACGCAGATCAATCACTGCTACGACATGCAGCGCCATGACGAAGGCGACTTCGTCCTTTACCTGCATGAGGGCAAGCGCGGGGCTAACGGTGGACGGCCATGGACGCCGGACGGACGAGCGATTCTGGAGCGCGGCCCGGTCTTCGAGGTTCGCGCGGGCAACGACTACGGCACTCGCGCTTACGAATACCATCGAACAGATCCAGGCGGGGACGGCCGAGTCGCAACAATCATGCAGAAGCAGAGCGAGTTCCCAGCAGGCGCTCACTCGACATGCCGGTTCGGCGTACAGCCCGACACAGACTTCGACCGTTTCCAGTGGTCGCCGGCCAAGCTGTGGGAAATAGTCACCGATGTGCTGCTCGGCCAGGGGGTGAAATCATGAGTCGCAGCGGATATAGCGACGACTGTGACGGTTGGAGCCTGATTTGCTGGCGCGGTGCGGTGACATCGGCCATCAAGGGTAAGCGCGGTCAGGCGTTCCTGACTGAGCTGCGCGACGCGCTGGATGCCATGCAGGAGCGGCGACTGGTGGCGGATGTGCTTGAGGCCGACGGCGATTTCTGCGCCATCGGCGTTCTCGGCGCAAAGCGCGGGGTCGGTATGGACAAGCTCGACCCTGCAGACCGCGAGGAGGTCGCCGAAGCTTTCGGCATAGCACCAGCGCTGGCTGCAGAAATCGTCTTCATGAATGACGAGGGCTGCTGGAACGCAGAGACACCAGAGCAGCGTTGGCAGCGCATGCGCAAATGGGTCGATGAACAAATTCAGCAGGAATCGCCATGACAAGTCGCGACCAATTCGAACAGGCCTACGCCGATTACATCGACGAAAACGTCGAGTTCATCAAAGCTCAACGACTCCACGATAGCTATTCATTGCCGAGGATCGCATCGGCTTGGATCTGGTGGCAGCGCGGCAAGGAGGCGGCATGAGCGCACCAATTGAACCGCAGGACTACCTATACGGCGTGAAGGTCGTCCAGATCGAAGACTTGCGGGTAGCGCGGGGTTTGACGCGCCGGCCGACATCTTCATGCCAACACCGGAAGCTCGTCTACGACCACAACGAGCGCCGCATCTGGTGCAGTGATTGCGAGACCGAGGTTGA